ATGAGATCGGGCGGCGTCTGGCTCTCCTCCGCGACGCCGGAAGTGATTGACGATTTTCTGAATGGCCTGTCCGATGCGGCGCTGCTGGCGCTGCCGTGGATGTTCGAATTCTGGGCGCTGCCGCATCAGTTGCCCCCTGATGGGGCCTGGAAATCCTGGGTCATCATGGGCGGGCGCGGGGCCGGCAAGACACGGGCCGGGGCCGAATGGGTGCGCGCGCAGGTGGAAGGGGCGCGGCCGTCAGACCCCGGCCGGGCGACCCGCGTGGCGCTGGTGGCGGAAACGCTGGATCAGGCGCGCGAGGTGATGGTGTTCGGGGAAAGCGGGATTCTGGCCTGCTCACCTCCGGACCGGAGGCCGGAGTGGAATGGCTCGCGGCGGATGTTGACCTGGCCCAACGGGGCGGTGGCGCAGGTGTTTTCGGCGCATGACCCGGACAGTCTGCGCGGGCCGCAGTTCGATGCGGCCTGGGTGGATGAGCTGGCGAAATGGAAAAAGGCACAGGAGACCTGGGACCAGTTGCAGTTTGCGTTGCGACTGGGGGCCAACCCGCAGCAGGTGGTGACAACGACGCCGCAGAACATTCCGGTGTTGAAGGCCATTCTCAAGAACCCGTCGACGGTGATGACCCACGCGCCGACCGATGCCAACCGGGCCCATCTTGCGAAGTCGTTCCTTGACGAGGTGCAGACCCGCTATGGCGGGCAGCGGCTGGGGCGGCAGGAGCTGGAGGGGGAGCTGATCGAGGACATCGAGGACGCGCTTTGGACCACACAGATGCTGGAAGCGGCGCGGGGGCCGTTGCCCGACCGGCTGAGCCGGATCGTGGTGGCGGTGGATCCGCCGGTGACGAGCAAATCCACATCGGATGAATGCGGGATCGTGGTCGTAGGTGTGCTGACGGAAGGCAATCCGCGCGACTGGCGGGCGGTGGTGCTGGAAGATACCAGCATCAGCGGCACCCCCACGGACTGGGCGCGGGCCGCGGTGGCGGCCTATGAGCGCCACGGGGCCGACCGGATGGTGGCGGAGGTCAATCAGGGCGGCGATCTGGTGGAATCGGTGATCCGCCAACAGGGGGCGTTGGTGGCTTATCGCGGGCTGTCGGCCTCGAAGGGCAAGGGGTCTCGGGCCGAGCCGGTGGCGGCTTTGTATGAACAGGGCCGGGTGGTGCATTCGGGCTATCTGCGCAAGCTGGAGGATCAGATGTGCCTGATGACCCGCACCGGATTCAGGGGCGCAGGCAGCCCGGACCGGGTGGATGCGCTGGTCTGGGCGCTGCAGGAAGCGATGATCGAACCGGCCAAGGCCTATGGCGGCACTCCGCAGATGCGGGTGCTGGAACGGCGCTGACGCGCGTCGGGGGCAACCCTGAAAAACGGAGATCTGAAAACATGGTGTTCAACTTTCTGCGGCGGGGCGAGGCTTCGTCCGCCCCCCTTGCTGTGCCGGAAACCAAGGCGAGTGCGACCGGTCGGGTCGCAGCCTGGGGATCGGCGGGTCGGGTGCGGTGGAGCCCGCGCGATGCGGCATCGCTGACGCGGACCGGGTTTCTGGCCAATCCGGTGGGGTTTCGCGCGGTGAAGCTGGTGGCCGAGGCGGCGGCGGCGCTGCCGCTGGTCTGTCAGGATGCCGAGCGGCGGTTTGACAGCCACCCGGTGCTGGGGGTGATCAACCGCCCCAATGGCGCACAGGGGCGGGCCGAGTTTCTGGAGGCGGTCTATGGGCATTTCCTGCTGAGCGGCAATGCCTATCTGGAAGCGGTGCCGGGCGCGGGTGCCTTGCCCGGCGAATTGCATGTGCTGCGGTCGGACCGGATGTCTTTGGTGCCGGGGCCCGATGGCTGGCCGGTGGCCTATGACTATACGGTGGGCGGGCGGACGCATCGGTTTGACATGCGCGGCGCGGTCAAGCCTATCTGCCATCTGAAAGCGTTTCATCCGCAGGATGACCATTACGGGCTGTCGCCAATGCAGGCGGCGGCGGTGGCGGTGGATGTGCATACCGCGGCGAGTTTCTGGTCGAAGGCGCTGCTCGACAATGCGGCGCGGCCTTCGGGGGCGATTGTCTACAAGGGGGTAGACGGGCAGGGGTCTTTGTCGAACGACCAGTATGACCGGCTGGTGGGCGAGATCGAGGCCAATCATCAGGGCGCGCGCAATGCCGGGCGACCGATGTTGCTGGAGGGGGGCCTGGACTGGAAGCCGATGGGCTTTTCGCCCAGCGATATGGAATTCCAGCAGACCAAGGAGGCGGCGGCGCGGGAGATCTCGATCGCCTTTGGCATTCCGCCGATGCTGCTGGGGATTCCGGGGGATGCCACCTACGCCAATTACCAGGAGGCGAACCGGGCCTTCTACCGGCTGACGGTGCTGCCTTTGGCGGCAAAGGTGATGGCGGATGTGAGCCATTGGCTGGCCGGGTTTACCGGCGAGGCGGTGGAGGTGAAGGTGGATCTGGACCAGATCCCGGCGCTGGCTGCCGAGCGCGACCAGCAATGGGCGCGGGTGGGCGCGGCGGATTTCCTGACGCAGGCCGAAAAGCGCCGGTTGCTGGGCCTGCCTGCGGTGACGGACGAACCATGACGATCCGCAAAACCGAAGGGTCACGGTTCCTGTTCGACAGCTTTGACGCGGCGGCGGCGCGGATTGAGGCGAATGAGCGGGTTGCCGCAGAGCGGTGGGCCGCGCTGGACTACCGGTTGGGACAGATTGATGCGGTGCTGGAGCGGTTGGAAAAGCGCATCTGGCTGGGCGTTTACGGGGTTGCGGCCTTTTTGCTGACGCAGGGGGCCGAGGCCATTCTTCAGGCGGCGATGAGGTGACGGAATGAGTGAATATGGCGCGCCGGAGCGCAAATTTCTGCGGCCGGAGCAAGGGTTGACGGTGACGGATGGCCAGGTGGTCGAAGGCTATGCAAGCTTGTTCGGGGTGCAGGACCAGGGCGGCGACATGGTTGTGGCCGGTGCCTATGGGGCCAGCCTGAAGCGGCTTGCCGGTGCGGGGGCCAAGGTCAAGATGCTGTGGCAGCATGATCCGGCGCAGCCGATCGGTGTCTGGGAGGAGGTGCGGGAGGATGGGCGCGGGTTATGGGTCAAGGGGCGCATCCTGACTGAGGTGGACCGGGGTCGCGAGGCTGCGGCCCTGCTGGCGGCGGGGGCGATTGACGGGCTGTCGATCGGCTACCGGACGGTGAAAGCCGAACGCAATGGCAAAGGCCAGCGGCTTTTGTCGGAGCTGGAGCTTTGGGAAGTGTCTTTGGTGACCTTTCCGATGCTTTCTGAGGCGCGGGTGCAGGCAAAGTCGGATGACGGCTGGCACTGGCGGCAAATGGTGCAGGTCTTTGACGACGCGCGCCGGCAACTGGCCGAGCGGTAACGCCCCGGCTTTCGTTCAAACATCAGGAGTGACGATGACCGAGACAAAGGCTCGGGCCGGGGAAGGTTTGCCCACGGCCCTGCATCCGGGAGCGGAGATTAAATCTGCAATGGCCGGATTTGTAAATGAACTCAAACTGTTTCAGGCCGAAGTGAAACAAACGCTGCAACATCAGGAAGAGCGACTGACCATGTTGAACCAAAAGACCATGAGCTATGGCCGTCCGGCCCTTTCGGCGGCGGCGGATCTGGATGCGCCCCATCACAAGGCCTTTGATGCCTATCTGCGGTCGGGTGATGATGACGGGCTGCGCGGGCTGGTGCTGGAAGGCAAGGCGATGACCACCGCCGTGGCCGCTGAGGGCGGCTATCTGGTGGACCCGCAGACCGCTGATACGATCCGGTCGCTGCTGGTATCGACCTCATCGCTGCGGTCTGTCGCCAATGTGGTCCAGGTGGATGCCGTGTCGTTTGACGTGCTGATTGACCGGACCGAAGTGGGATCGGGCTGGGCCACCGAAACGGCGGCGCAGGCCGAAACCGCGACTCCCGCCATCGAACGGATTTCCGTCAAGCTGCACGAGCTGTCGGCGATGCCGAAGGCCAGCCAGCGGCTGCTGGACGACAGTGCCTTTGATGTGGAAGGCTGGCTGGCCGGCAAGATTGCCACGCGGTTCATCCGGGCCGAGGCGGCGGCATTCATCAATGGCGATGGCGTCGACAAGCCGCGCGGCATTCTGCTGCCGGCGAAAGTGGCAAATGCGGCCTGGACCTGGGGCAGCCTGGGATATGTGCCGACCGGGGCCGAGGCGGATTTTGCATCGAGCAATGCAGCAGATTGCATCGTCAATCTGGTCTATGCGCTGGGGGCAGATTACCGGGCCAATGGGGCCTTTGTGATGAATTCGAAAACCGCCGGCGCCGTGCGCAAGATGAAGGATGCCGATGGCCGCTTCATGTGGTCGGACGGCCTGCAGGCCGGGGAGCCGCCGCGCCTGATGGGCTATCCGGTGCTGATCTGTGAGGATATGCCGGATGTGGCGGCCAATGCCTATCCGATCGCCTTTGGCGACTTTGCCTCGGGCTACACGGTCGCCGAGCGCCCTGATCTGCGCATTCTGCGCGATCCGTTCAGTGCCAAGCCGCATGTGCTGTTTTATGCCAACAAGCGCGTGGGCGGCGACATCACCGATTATGCGGCGATCAAGCTGCTGAAAGTGGCGGTGTCGTAACACTTTGGTCAACGGCTGGCCTGTTGCCTCAGGCTGGCCAGTTTTCGGGCGCGCGCAACCAAACCCATACCGTCTAGCTGCTCCCCCCTCTGACCGAGCGGTATGGGGCGCGCGCCCGATCCTTGCGTGGAGACGGGACAATCGGAGAGTGAACATGATGTTGACCGAGCTGACCACGGTGCTGCCGGATGCGCTGCCCGTGCAGGGAATGAAAGACCACCTCCGGCTGGGCACAGGCTTTGCGGATGATGGATTGCAGGATGGGCTGGTGGCGGCCCATCTGCGGGCTGCCATCGCAACCATCGAAGGCCGTACCGGCAAGGCCCTGTTGACGCGTCGCTTTGTGCTGCGGCTGACCCGCTGGCGCAATGACAAGGGCGGCCAGGCGCTGCCGGTGGCACCGGTCACGGCGCTGGTGTCTGTGACGCTGATCGATGCCTTTGGGGGGCTAAGCCTTGTGCCAGCGGAGAGCTATGTGCTGGAGCCTGACACTGCCCGACCGCGGTTGCGCGGCGTCGGCTTGGCCCTGCCGCCGGTTCCGGCCGATGGCGCAGTCGAGATCGTGTTCGATGCGGGTTTCGGGGCGGATTGGGCCGCTGTTCCCGCAGACCTGGCACAGGCGGTCTTTTTGTTGGCGGCAGAGTTTTATGAAGCACGGCATTCGGGGGGACGGGGCGGGCCGGCCCTGCCGATGGCGGTGCAGGCGCTGATCGAACGCTGGCGCACGGTGCGGGTTCTGGGTGGGGGCAGCGCATGACGGCTTTGCACCTGAATCGGCTTCTGACCTTGGAAGAGTCGGTCTTCACACCTGACGGCGCAGGGGGCTTTGCCACCACCTGGCAGGCGGTGGGCACGCTGTGGGCCCATGTGGCACCGGGGGCGGGGCGCGAGGCCACGGGAGAAGAGGTTACGGTGTCGAGGGTGCCTTACCGGATCACGGTGCGGGGCGCGCCCGTCGGATCTCCGCAAAGGCCGCTGCCCGGCCAGCGACTGACACAGACGGGGCGGGTGTTTCAGGTGCTTGCGGTGACCGAGCAGGACGCGTCGGGGCACTATCTGACCTGCTTTGCGCAAGAGGAGGGACCGGCATGAGCTATGGTGCGGCGGCGGCCTTGCAGACGGCCATCTATGCCTTGCTGACCTCGGCCCCCGCGCTGAGCGGGGTGCTGGTGGTTGACGCCCTTCCTCCTGCGACTGTGGCTTCGGCCTTTGTGCTGATCGGCCCGGAAGAGGTGGTGGACCGATCGGACAAGAGCGGGGACGGTGCCGAGCACCAGATCGTCATCAGCGTGATCAGCGAGGTCACGGGATTTCTGACCGCCAAGGTTCTGGCGACCGGCGTCTCCGACTGCCTGACCGGTGCCACGCCGACCCTGAGCACAGGGCGGGTTGTGAGCATCCAGTTTCTGAGGGCGGTCGCACGGCGGCTGGACGATGGCGGCGTGCGCCGGATTGACCTGACCTTCCGCGTGCGGGTCGAGATCTGATGATCTGAATTTCAATTATTTCTGGAGACGGACATGGCGGTACAAAGCGGCAAGGATCTGCTGTTGAAAGTGGATCTGACAGGGGATGGCACCTTCGAGACGGTGGCGGGGCTGCGGACGACGCGGATCAGCTTCAATGCCGAGACAGTGGATGTGACCAGTCTGGAAAGCACGGGTGGCTGGCGTGAGTTGCTGGGTGGAGCCGGGGTGAAATCGGCGATGATTTCAGGGTCGGGCGTGTTTCGTGACGCCAACACCGATGAACGGGCACGCCAGATCTTTTTCGATGGCGAGGTGCCGGACTTTCAGGTGATCATCCCCGATTTCGGCGTGGTGGAAGGGGCCTTCATGATCACCTCCATCGAATATGCAGGCAGCCACAATGGCGAAGCGACATATGAGATGTCCCTGGCGTCTGCGGGTGCACTCAGCTTTGTGGCGCTGTGATGGCCAATCCATGGGCCGGGGAAGTGGCCGTGGTTCTGGACGGGCAGCGCCATGTGGCCAAGCTGACCCTGGGGGCGCTGGCTGAACTGGAAGAGACGCTGGCGGCGGGCTCGCTGATTGACCTGGTGCAGCGGTTCGAGGCCGGGCGGTTTTCATCGCGCGATGTTCTGGCCTTGCTTGTGGCGGGGCTGCGCGGGGCCGGCTGGCAAGGCACCGCGGCAGATCTGCGGAGCGTCGAGATCGGGGGCGGTCCGCTGGAGGCTGCGCGCGTGGCGGCGGAACTGCTGGCACGCGCCTTTGCGCTGCCGGGGGAGGGATGAGTGGCATCGACTGGCCCGGCCTGATGCGGGTGGGGTTGCATCAGCTGGGCCTGGAGCCGGCCGCGTTCTGGCGGCTGTCCCCGGTGGAATTGCGGATCATGCTTGGGGCGGATGCGGCTGGTCCGCCCCTGACGCGGGCGCGGCTGGCGGAATTGGCGGCGGCGTTTCCTGACAGAGTGAAAGAGGCAAAAGATGGCACGGATCGATGAGATTCAGGAGCAGATCGAGGCGCTGGACACAGCCTTGGGTGGCGCATCTGTGATGGTGAGCGCCTTTGAGGGCGAGCTGGCACGGATGCAGGAGACGATGGTGTTCACAGGCCGTGAGGTGAATACGCTGTCAAGGAGCTTTGGCGGCGGGTTGCGGCGGGCGTTTGACGGGCTGATCTTTGATGGGTTGAAGCTGTCGGATGCGTTGCGGATGGTGGCGCAATCCATGATCAACGGGGTCTACAGCACCGCCATGCGCCCTGTGCAGAACGCGCTTGGCGGATTGGTTGCGCAGGGCGTGAACTCGGCGATGAGCAGCATCATGCCATTCGCAAACGGCGCGGCCTTTTCACAGGGACGGGTGATGCCCTTCGCCAAGGGCGGCGTAGTGGCCAGTCCGACCAGTTTTCCGATGCGTGGTGGACGCGGGTTGATGGGCGAGGCAGGGCCAGAGGCGATCATGCCGCTGGCGCGCGGTGCGGATGGGCGGCTTGGGGTTCAGGCGGCGGGCGGTGGCCGTGCCGTAACAGTGGTGATGAACATTCAGACTCCGGATGTGCAGGGCTTTCAACGCAGCCAGAGCCAGATTGCGGCGCAGGCCTCGCGGGCATTGTCCCGCGGGCAACGGAACCGGTGAGGAGAGGGCAGATGGCATTTCACGAGGTCAGATTTCCGGCGAACCTGAGCTTTGGGTCGGTTGGCGGACCCGAACGGCGAACCGATGTGGTGACGCTGGTCAATGGCCATGAAGAGCGCAATACGCCCTGGGCCCATTCGCGTCGGCGCTATGAGGCGGGGTCCAGTCTGCGCACCTTGGATGACATCGACGCGCTGATCGCGTTTTTTGAAGCGCGACGGGGCAAGTTGCACGGGTTTCGCTGGAAAGACTGGGCAGATTACAAATCCTGCGTCCCGTCATTGCAACCAACGGCGATCGATCAGGTCATCGGAACTGGCGATGGCGTGCAGACAGTGTTTGGTCTGACAAAGACCTACCGCTCGGGGGAGCAGACCTATACCCGCCGCATCAGCAAGCCGGTGGCGGGAACAGTTCTGGTGGCTGTGGCCCGTGACCCCAAGGTGGAGGGTTTGGAATTCACGGTCGATACCCTGCGTGGAGAGGTCAGTTTTGTCGTCCCGCCGGATCTTGGCGTTACGGTAACTGCCGGGTTTGAATTCGATGTGCCAGTGCGGTTTGACACCGATATGATCATGACCTCGATCGCTTCCTTTCAGGCTGGTGAAATTCCTGATGTGCCGGTTCTGGAGGTGCGACTCTGATGCAGGCAGCGCTGGACGAGCATCTGAAGAGCGGCGTGACGACAGTGTGCCGGACCTGGCTTTTGCGCCGGAAAGACGGCGAGACCTATGGGTTCACCGATCATGATTGCGACCTGACCTTTGATGGGGTGATCTTTTCCGCCAAGACAGGCATGACCGCCGGTGCAATTGAAAAAAGCAACGGTATGGCAGTCGACAACACCGAGGTCACTGGTGCCTTGTCTGACGCGTCGATCAGCGAGGAGGACATCCTTGCCGGTCGGTATGACGGGGCGGACGTGACAACCTTTCTGGTCAATTGGACCGACGTGACCCAGCGGACAATCTTGTTCCGGGGCACATTTGGCGAAATGAGCCGCAGCAATGGTGAATTCCGGGTTGAATTGCGTGGCCTGACCGAGAAGCTGAATGTCCCGCATGGGCGGGTGTATCATTCGGAATGCAGCGCTGTTTTGGGTGACCGTCGCTGCCGGATTGATCTGAACGCAGCTGTCTACAGCTGTGAAAGCACGGTGGCGGCCGTGATTGACGGCCGTGTCCTGCATGTTCCGGCTGCCGATTTTGCCGAAGGCTGGTTTGTGGACGGACAGGTTTTGATCCAGTCGGGTGCGGGCAGGGGCCAATCGGGTCGGATCAGGTCGGACAGGTTGCAAGATGGAGGCCGGGTCATCGAACTGTGGCGGACTCTCGCTGTGCCTCCTGCACCGCAGGATCAGATCAGGTTGATCGCGGGGTGCGACCGGAGGGCCACCACTTGTCGTGAGAAGTTCGGCAACTTTCTCAATTTCCGGGGGTTTCCGCATATTCCGGGCGAAGACTGGCTGCGCTCAAGCCCTGACAGAGCCGTAAAGAGGTGA